AAATATAATATATATAATAAAATGTATCGATCCTATATTTCAAAAAATCCAACACTTGTCTCTATTATTCTATTTATTGTTCTTTTTACGACAATACAAATAGGGAAACCGGGATTTTTATATAATATCGATGGAAGTATCCGTGAATTTGGAATTGGATATAGAAATAAAACCATTTTCCCGATATGGCTTCTATCGATCATTTTAGGCATATTGTGTTATTTATTTGTCATGTATTATTTGACACAACCCAAGTTTTTCTAAAAAAAATCCACCAACCAATATTTCATAATAACATATTTTATGAAATATTATATATATTTTATTATTTTATCCATTTATGGTGTAAATTTTAGACGTGGTTTTTTTATTATCCGCAGCTACTTGAGCTTGTTCCTTTTGGAATTTTTCTTGACCTTCTTGTAAAGTAGATAAATCCTTGTTACAATCAGTGGACGCAATTTTATATTGAACGATTGATATCAATAATACAGTAGTATAAATATACCACAATGCTTCACCAATGTTATCCCTTAATACCACAGTATTTAATAACTCTTGTTTTAATTCGATCGGAACACTCGCCCTATATTTATCCTTCATTAATGGTATAAGCATTGTCCAATATTCCGTAAAATTGGACGGAACTATTTGATTAATTAATATAGACATATTTCCGCATAATTTTATAATGGCGTCTGCAGCGCTCTTTAGATTTTGATTTTTTTCAGTGTTTCCTACTGTTGCGTCATCTATTGTTTTACTTATTTCAGTATTTTCCAATAATTCTGTTAAAATATTATTGGCTCTTCCAGCCACTGCGAAATATCCAATTACATTAGAAAACGCCGACTTAAATCCAGGAAAAATAAATAATATAGCCATCACTCCTCCAAAAATAAATATCCAAGGAATAAATGTCATTATGAATGCCGTCCCGATATTTTGAGTAATACTACCACCACATTTAGTAGAAATAATACTCGCATTTAAGCCAAATTGTGTCACAATTACTAATAAAAAATATATTAACATTCTTATATTATTTGCACTACTATACTGTAGATATTGATCGCTATCCTCAACAATAGATGTAGTAAGAGGTACTTTTATAAATGAATAGTATAAAATAGTTATTATAACAAATATCAACAATGAAAGATAGGAACTATCCATATAGATATTGTGTATAAATTATTTTGATATAATAAAAGTATTTAATATAATATCAAAAGAAAGTGTTATAATGGATTTCAATGATTTTACTAAACCCAGATTAATTGAACCTGGTGTAAAATATTTTCTGAATGAAACGTTAAAACAATGTAGAATTTTTAAAAATAAATATCATAATCTTATTTGGAATATTTCATTAGCGTCTATTTTTATTATACTTTTAGGAGCATTTTTAATTTATAAATATAAAGGAAAATTAACACCTGTAGAAAAAGATATGAAAAATCGTCAGAAACAACAATATATTTTATCAAAAATTAAAAATTATCAAGAAGCTAAACAGCGTGCGCAACAAGAATTAATTACTGGGCTCCCACATTGGGATACAGAATATGACGTTATTCATCGAAAAATAAATCTTTAATAATATATAGAATATATAAAATAGAATAGAATGGCTGATTTAGAACAAAAAAAAATTTATATAGAAGGTGTAAATACATATTATAAATTAAAAAGTAAATATGAAGCCAATTTTAATAAAGAAAAAAATAAAATTGCGAATATTGACGGGTTAAGTTGGACAGAAAAACATATTGAATTTCAAAAATTAAAGAGAAAATGCGTGAATTGTAATCGACCAGTGGGTTCTACCTTTTCTACTAGATTAGACAAATACGAAAAACACCTGATTGCGCTTTGCGGTGATCGTGCAAATCCGTGTCCACTTAATATCGATATTAATACCGGAATTACGTTTGACCTGAATGATATGCTGAATGAGGATGAAAAATCGTTATCTAAATTTAAAAAAGAGATTATCATCGATAAGAATGATTTACTATTTGGATATATTACGTCAGATGACGCGGTTACTAATTTTGATAAAATTAAGGAAAATGTCGCGTCTACTACAAATTTATATGAATATGCTTTACAAAATTATAATAATATTGTGAACAATTCAGAGAAGAAAAAGGCTCTTGATAAACAACAAATCGAATTATATGAAAATGTAAATACATTTAAATCTATTATAAAGGAATATAAACAAACAGAAAATACGCAATTGGTAAATGACGCAGTTGATTTATATGTTCATACGATGATTCCCAAATTGAAAGAGATAATGAAAAAGAAATATTCCTATTCTGGGGTTGAATATAATGAAGATGATAATACGTTTCATTTAATTCAAAAAATCGTGTCAATTGGTGATCTTGAGATTGATGTAGGTGATGGGGGTGATACTGTAGTGTCTTTGAAAATGGGAGTAGATATTGCTCGGAAAAAAACGTTTATTGAAAGTGTTATTTCAGCAATTCCTGGAATCAACTCAATTGTGCCAGCAAAAACAAAAAAGGTGAAAGCACCAGCAAAAAAACTATTGTTTGTAAATACTGAAACGGAGAGGGAGACTGGTCAGGAAAAAGAAAAAGAAAAGGAAAAAGAAAAAGAAAAGGAATCGGATAATGAATCTAATTATAGTTCTGAATCAGATTCTGATAAAGAATAAAATAAATATTATTATTTTAGTATATTATTTTAGTATATTATTTTAGTATATTATTTTAGTACATTATAATATAATATAATATATTATAATGTTACATAATTTTATTTCATTACCAGCATTCATTATCAGTTTCGCCATAGGGTTTTTATTTATTTATTTATGGGGACCTGATGTTAAGACTATAATTGCCTATCCTACTCCGGATAATTCGGGAAAAATTCAATACCACGATCAAGCAGATAATTGTTTTAAATATGACGCAGTAGAAACAACATGTCCAACAGATGAATCACTTATAAATACTATACCTATGCAACAAAATAATATATCTACATAGTATACACACATATAAATGCATCTGGGCAGATTTCTTCATACAAAAGGTGGTAAAATTCTAATGTCGGTAATTTTAGGATTTGGGCTAGCAACCTTTTTTAGAAAAGTGTGTGAAGGGAAAAATTGTATTATATTTAAAGCACCTCCATTAGATGAAATTAAAGATAAAATATACAAACACGGTGATAAATGCTATACTTTCAAATCAACGTCAACAAAATGTGATGTTTCCAAGAAAAATGTGGAAATTGCGTAATATTTTATATTGAAACGTTCTTTAGATAATATAATATGTCAACAAGTATCACAGATTTACCAACGGATCCAGCAAATGGTGGAACTATAGGAGGTAATATTTCATTATCAACCTCGGAAAATACGCAAGGAAATACAAATGCTTCTCCGTCACTTAGTTTAGACCAAACAACTATTAATCAAATAATCAATGGATTACAGCAGGCCGGATCATCTACTGCATTACCATCTCGCGATATTCCAAGAAATGTTGAAGCCATCACACACGACGAGCAGATTCAGCCTAATTTTATTCCAAAGGCGTCATCTAATGATTATATCAAGGAAAATGAAGAAAATGACGATATTATTTATAATTATAATAAAAACGCACAACGGGGTGATTCATTAGACCAATTGTACGAAGAAATCCAAATACCCCTATTGATTTCGGTTATTTATTTTTTATTTCAATTGCCCATTTTTAAAAGTAATTTATTTCATTTTTTCCCTGCTCTTTTTATGAAAGATGGGAATATGGGGTTATATGGATATTTTTTTACGAGTTCACTCTTTGGATTACTGTATTATTTATTGTCAAAAATAACGACACATTTTAGCCGGTTCTAAAAAACCATAAAATTTTACATTGAAAATAAAAACGTTCAATGTAAAATATAAAAATCTAACAGATATGAATAATATCTAACCTAGTAACAGCGCACAAAAAGAATGATTCAAAAATATATACATAATCTTATTGATAATTTACCAGACAATATAAAAAAAACGTCAACCCCAGAAAAAATAAATATTATTCTATCGGGGGGAGCATTTAATGGTTCCTATTTAGTAGGAGCTCTTTATTTTTTGAAAGAAATGGAACAACGAAAATATGTAAAGGTTGATAAAATATCAGCGTGTAGTATCGGATCGATATGCGCCTTATTATATCATATAGATGCTCTGGATTTAATGTCAGAATTGTATGAAATACTGTTACAGCATCTAAAACATTCACACAATTTGAATGCGTTTGATTCTGTGTTTGGGAAATTAAGACCACTATTACCGACAAATATTTGTGAAACAATGACAAATCGTGTATATATTTCGTATTATAATGTAAAAAAAGGGAAAAAAATAATAAAATGTAAATATCGAAATATAGATGAAATTTTTGAAACAATAAAGCGTTCGTGTTTTATTCCAATCATAACAAATGGCGAGATATTAGAAAAAAATAAATATATGGATGGAATAACTCCCTATATATTTCCGTGTGTTATACATAAAAAATGTTTATATTTAGACTTATTTAGTAGTGATAAAATAAAATATATATATTCTGTTACCAATGAAAAAACAAATTTTCATCGTATTTTATCAGGGTTATTAGATATTCATTTATTTTTTATCAAACAGACGAATACTCAAATATGTAGTTATGTGGAAGACTGGTCGTATTCGCATATATGTTATAATAAAATAAAAACGCATATTTTGGAATATATTATATATTGTATCGCGCGAATATACTATCTTGTAAAAAAATATTTATCTGGATATATGCGGCGCAGTTGTGTAAATGATTCTATTATTTTCAAAATAATATCAAATATAATATCAAATATAATATCAAAAATTATTACAGATGTATATGTGATATTATTAGAAAAATATTGTTTCTAATGTGGAAGAAAACGGAGGCTTAAGCGCAGCAAAAACCGAAGTTTTCTGTTCAAACTATTTATTTTCACATCGTAAATTATGAGTGCTCTATCAGCAGTTATAAAAGATTCGAAAAATATAACTCCTACCTCCGGATTTGGTTCGCTCCAAAACGATTCCATTTCTCCAAAAAATTCATCAGATAATATTACAGATAAAAGTTGGACCGTTACAAATACAAATACTTTATTGAAATGGATATCCATAGGTTCACATTACATAAAAGTATTAGAGAAAAATATTGCAGATAATCGTATGGTTATTCGAATAAATACAATTCAGTCTATTGCGCTGACAACTGCAACTGGGTCTATTGGGGTATCTCAAATAAGCTCCATATTTTCAGCACAGACGCAAATGGTACTAACTTTGATATTTACAGTAATGTCGTTTTTCTTGACCTTGTCTACAGGCGTTATCAAAGTATTACTTATTCAAGAAAATTTAGAAAAATATATTCAAGTAAAACAAGAATGGACATCCTTTATTACCAATATTTCTACAGAACTGCAATTACCTAGGAGTGAAAGGCAAGACGCCATAAAACTAATCCGAGACAATAAAATGATGTATTTGTCGTTGTTGAATAAAGATATTGAATTGAATTACACTTCGGAACACCACGCGAGAAGACGTATAGAAGATGAAATAACTATTAGTAAAGTAGAACTAGATGAAGAACGTAAAAATAATGTTTTGAAAAAAACTGGCAAAAATGATTTTTTAATTGATTTAGATTTTTCGAAAAAAACGGCACTTCATAATGATTACGCCAAAATGATGAATAGTGTTGGTATTTCAATATCTGATATTACAAATCACATAGTGAAAACAGAGCTTCAAGCAATAGTAGAATTTGATTTGGAAGCACAATATAGACAAGTAAAAAAAAAGGAAACACAACTTGTAAAAGAACAATTCACGATGGAACTCCAAAATAGAGTGAAGGATATGGAAACGAAGCGTGCGTCAAATATGCTTATGATAACACAATCACAGTCAAATCCTACACCTTTACGTGGATTAACTCGTGATGTCTCAAAAATAGATGTAAATAAAATGATAGATGTAAATAAAATGATAGATGTAAATAGAATGGATGAAGAACACTCTGAAACTATAGATAATGATATTGCTGAAAATGATAAAGAGTCAAGTGGGTTTTTTAGAAATTTGTTTAGAGTATAGTGGAGTGGAGCGAGCCGAAGGCGCCGGTTGTAAGCGTAGCGTAGCCGGAGTTTGGATGTTACACAAATAAACCACCTCTTCCTCTTTCCTTCTCTCGTGTACCTTTTGTAAATCTTTTACCAAAGATACGTTTCATCATTTTATTTTTTTTTGTTTTCTTATTTGTTGGTGTTTTCTTATTTGTTTTGTATGTTTTACTCTTCTTATGTATTGATTTCTTTTTAACAATCATTTTATCACTTGGCCTGTATCTTAAAAACCATTCTTCAAATTCCGGATCATTTATTTTCCCCTTTAATTCTTTATGTTTTTCGGATTTTTCGGCACGCATTTCTTCCACTGTTTCTTGATGTCCGTAACAATTAATACTAAATCGCTTTAATAACCCAGATTGTTTTAAACGGTTTTCTTGTTGAACGTCAAATAAAAATTGCGACATGCAAATAATTCTATCAGTGTTAAAATAGTCCCTTCCCGAATATAAAAACGCCAAATAAAAACTCAACATAGTATCAATTGTCGCTATTTTTAACGGATGTCCATCAATATTAATTATATTATAACTGTGACACGCAATGGGTTTATAAATGAACGCAATGGTATCTTTTCCGAGTAATATTTGATAATGAGGCGCAATAATATCCCCAATTGCTTGTCTTTCAACAATCTTTATATTTTTATAACCATCATCTTCTAATCGTTCTTTTAAAATGTTCGCGGTTTTATCGGGTTCTTCCGACAATACATCAAAATCAGGAACACTTTCTAATTGTTTTCTTAATTTTTTCGGCATATATTGTGAATATAATGAAATAGCATAACTCCCGAAAAAAACGACACCTTGTTGTATAAACGAATCTCTCACGGTTTTATATATTTTCTCTTGGTCGTTTTTAGCAACTAAATCTCTTTGAAAATCCATATCACTACAATGTGTGCCTTTCAATGGGTAATTTTTATTCAGTAATGTTAAACGCTTTAATACCTTTTCCCATCGTCCAACATCGCCAGCAGGTCTGGATAATTCTAAATACATTGACATTCTAAGAAAATTGGGAGGCGCATATAAAATACCATTTACCTTAACACAATCATTTTTTAACGCATTATAAATATCTTTATGAACATAGGTTATATCAGCCATACCCAAAAAATTGACAAAAACTTTATATGTTCCGTGATGTTGTCCCGATTTGGCCTCCACCTCAAGAAATCCCTCTTTCACGTAAATATCTGCTAATTCTTTTGCGTCTCCTAATGCGTCTATACTAAAAAAATCGTAATCAGATAACTCAATATCTTTATTGTAAAATTGGTCTGATTTTGGTAATATATTATTTATTGCCGTTCCACCATATACAATGAGTTTTTTACGCCTGATAAAATTCTCTACAATTTCAATCATTCGCTTAATTTCAGGTGAATTTACAGATGCTTTTCCAATTTTTTCTTCTGCCTTATCCACGACTGTACGTAAAATGGCTAATTCACAATCTTGAAATGATAAACCTTTATCACATATTTTGTTTTTCATATTATTTTGTCGGTATATTATATCTGTATATAATATTATCTGTATATAATATTATATTTTCTACAAAATAATATTATTACGATTGAATTGTCTAAATTTTGAAGTTATAATAATCCGCTTTCACCTCTCTTGTCTGGAACGAAAGAGCCGGATTTTGTGGAGTTGCGTCAGGAATAATGACAGGTATATATCGCAATCGCTCTGGTTTTAAACAAAACGCATATCCAGATTTGTCAAAAAAAGATTCATTTTCTTGTATATTGACATCATTCATTTGATATCTCATTCCGGTCATCTGTACACCAGTCTCTCTACAAACGATACCACTTGGATTTGAAGGATTAGATGAATCATTATCAGGCATTGCAATAGTCATATTCTGTTTATTAAAATCTTGAAGTTCAACAATATCCGGTGTATTTTTTACACTATAATAGGTTAATGCGCGCATAAAAATAGAATTACTCGTTATATTCACATATTCATAAAATTCCTTGTTTTCCATAAAACTATTATTGGATTTTTCGACAATAACAATTATTTTTTTTTGTAAGTCTATTAGTTTTAGATTTCCCATATTTTTACCATTATTTTCATAACTTGTAGCCGATCCAAGAAATATTGAGTCATATTGTTTAAAAATAGCTGCTAAATTCTTATACATTTCCGGGTTGGTAGATTTAAATCTGAAATGAAGTATAACAGGATCCAATGGATTGGGTGCCGTGCTTCCTGAAAACGCGTAATTAGCAATAATATTCATTGCTTCTGACACGGGAACATAGTTGTATGTTTCCTTAACAAAATTACTTTTTACGGTGCTTGTTGCAATAACGGGTTGATTATTCACCGAATATATTTCGAAATCTAACCCTCTAACACCCTGTTTCAAAATATCTTTAAGAGCACACGTTGCTACAAAATCATTTTTATATGTGCCTGTGCTGCAGCAATTATATGCGGTTTTAATATAATAATCTCTAAATAAATAATTGCAGTTCGGGTCATTTTTATTTAAAGAAGTAATACGTCCATTTATTTTAGAGTAAAGTTTATCTATTGATGAACAATTGGTTGTTTGTAACGTAGACATACGCCACAAATATATTGTTACAAAAATGACAATAAGTATGATAAATGCTAATATTATATTTGCGGCTGTATCTTCCTTAAGTGCCATTATTTTATTCAATGTATTTTCTATTGCGTTTGATGATTTTGAATTTACTAGCATATTGTCTATATTATTATATTATTATATTTTTTATAATAATATTTTTAGACAAAACAAAACAAAACAAAACAAGACAAAACAAAACAAAACAAAACAAAACAAAACAAAACAAAACAAAATGTCCAAAAAAGGTAAAAGGGTATAAATATATATTATTTGTATAGTATAACTAAAAAATGGCCGGCGGTTTATTACAACTTGTCTCACAAAGTCAACAAAATATCATTTTAACAGGAACACCCCAAAAATCATTTTGGAAATCTACTTGGATGCGTTATACTAATTTTGCACTTCAAAAATTCCGATTAGATTTTGAGGGAGCGCGCACATTACGGTTATCCGAAGAATCTATATTCACATTTAAAGTAAAAAGATATGCAGATTTATTGAATGATTGTTATATCAGTGTGGAACTCCCCAATATATGGTCGCCGATTATGCCACCAAAAACAGACCAAGAATCTGAAGCTACAAATTCAGGCGTATGGGCACCATATGAATTTCGCTGGATTGAAAATATCGGTGCGCAAATGATTTCAAATATTACAATTACTTGCGGTAATCAAACACTACAAGAATTTTCGGGTGCATATTTGCTCACAATGGTTCAGCGCGATTTTTCAGCTGAAAAAAAGGCACTATTCGACAAGATGATTGGAAATGTACCGGAATTAAATGATCCTGCTAATTCAGGTACTCGTGTAAACGCATATCCAAATGCGTATTATACACCCGATCCTGCTGGGGCCGAACCGTCCATTCGCGCCAGAACATTGTATATTCCAATGAACGCGTGGTTCAATATGAAGAGTCAAATGGCGTTTCCATTAACAGCACTTCAATATAATGAACTGCAGATAAATGTAACAATGCGTCCTATACAAGAACTATTTCAAATTCGTGATGTTATGGACAGTGCGAATAGTTACCCGTATATTGCGCCAAATTTCAATCAATATTATATGCAATTTTATCGATTTTTACAAACACCACCCGATGTTGAATTGGGTGTCGGTTCTTATATAGATACAAGAACGTTGTGGAATTCAGATGTGCATTTAAACTGCACATATTGTTTTCTATCTAACGACGAGTCTAGAGTATTTGCACTTCAAGAACAGAAATATTTATTCAAACAAGTGCGCGAAAATATTTTTTATAATGTGACGGGATCGAACAAAGTTCAATTGGATTCAGTTGGTATGATATCAACTTATATGTTTTACATGCAACGAAGTGATGCAAATTTAAGAAACGAATGGAGTAATTACACAAACTGGCCGTATAGATATTTACCTATTGATATTACGCCCGCGTTATCTACAGGAACTTTTGAAATTGTAAGAACGAATCCAGATGGTTCTACTACAGTAGTTGACATCGGACCGGGTGTAAATGCAAATGGTACATCAACCGGAAATTATATTACTGGAAATTATAATTTTGAAAATCAAAAAAATATCTTATTGAATATGGGTATTTTATTGGACGGCGCATATAGAGAAAATTCTCAACCAAGTGGTGTTTATAACTATATTGAAAAATATATTCGCACTTCTGGGAACGCACCAGATGGATTATATTGTTACAATTTTGGCCTGCATACATCACCATTTGATTTACAACCGTCTGGTGCAATTAACATGAGTATGTTTTCAACAATTGAACTGGAATTAGTTACGATAGTCCCGCCATTAGATCCTCAGGCTCAATCTTTGGTTATATGCGATCCACAATCAGGCAATATAATAGGCATTAACAAGCCGACATGGAGAATTTACGATTATAATTATAATTTGATATTCTTTGAAGAGAGAATAAATATGGTTACATTCGTGGGAGGTAATTGTGGGCTTATGTATGCTACTTAGATGGGTGAAGGGACATAAGTTATAAAATAGCTTAAAGAAACTCGGCTCGCTCCACATCCTCTAAAATCCTACAAATATTCATTCGCAGCAGGTGGCCCATCATACATAAATTCACCAGATAAGGTCTGTCGTTTTGGATAATTTTTCATATATACCTGTTGTCCCGGATTATATCGTTTATCAAACAATTCCGCACCGAGATCAAATGATTTTTTCCACGTATTGTCACCTTTAAAATATTCGGGTGGATTTTGATTTTGTTCTGTTTTTTTTAAATATCCCGGTTCATTTTCTATTGGCATTGCTTGAGTACCAATATCAGTCGTTAATATAGAAAATGTCGGCGAAATTGCAGTAGTCAATTTTCCTGCTTCATTTAAACCGGAAATTTTTACTGGAGGTGCCATCGGTGTTATTTGAAATTGGGGTTTACATCCGTAGCAGTCTAAATCAGATAAACATTGCGTCCCCGTTTTTGAGCAACGATTATTTGGACCACACATATTTTTACAACTATATGAAGTATTAATGGGGACATTTACATTATGATTTGTAGCAGAGTGGAGCGACCCGTAGCCGAAGGCGCCGGGGAGCGAGGGAACTCCGGAGACGTTAGTCGAAGGAGTTTTAGTATCGAACTGTTCAATAATATATTTATTTGCAGTTAAATAATGAAGCCATTTTAATATTCCTATTAATAAAATAAATGTAATAATTGCAACAACATATACAGTTATTTCAGATGACATCATATATAAATTATAGCAAGAAAAAAATGTTCAAATGTGAAAAAACACTTTAGGAAAATATGTAAAATAAAATTGTAAAAATTTTATATCCTTTAATAATAGTATCAACCAATCAATTAATGTCCACAATAGATGAAAAAAAAAATAAATCGATTAACGATCCTAAGTTACAGATGGCCGATTTTTTCAAGTCATTGTTTGGGCAACTGTTTATATTAGGTATAATTATTTTATTAGGTTCATTAATATTATTCAAGTGTAAAATTGCACAAACAAATATACTCCCAACGTGTCTAGCATTTTTCCCTTACACAGACGTAGCCCCACCAATTAATCCAATTGTAGTCGACATTAATATTGTAAAAACTCCAACCGCGGTTTTTTCTACTAAATTATCATTTTTACAAGACGAAAATATGAAAGCCGGTATTTTAGGGTCATTAAAAAATATGATTGATGGACCAAATTCATCTGTATATAAATTATATATAGCAACAACTCTTCAAGAGTTAATAGCAACTAATTTCACCATTATCAATTCATTTTATAATCTATTAAATTCATATTTATCAGAAACACTTATTATTTTTGTAGCGCCACTTTTTTCGTGGTTATTATACATTTTTATCGTGATTGTAAATAATTTTTACATGTGGATTTTATGGTTCAAGAATATTTCATTATTATTTAGTGAAAAAACAGGAACATCAGAAAAGACCACCTGGAAAGCAGGCAATATGTGGGATATCAGTAATATATTAATGTCAATATTAACAATATATATACTTGTTATACTATTTTTTATACTGGGTATATGGCTAATAATACCATTAACCGTCGGAATTATTTCCATATTTTGTTTATTTTACCCACTTGGAATTAGTGCTAAAAACGCGACGTCTGGAAAACCATATGGTGTAATGAACACTATATTAAACGTATTAAAATATAAATTAAGTATTATAATGTACATCACATCATTATTTGTAATATTAAATGCGTCTGCAATATTCGGCGGATATTTTGCATTCGTTTCATTGATCGCGTGTTTATTATTATATTTTTTTTCGGATATTTACACATCTTATTTTCCAAAGGCGGTTGATCACGCGACTTCTGGTCTTGGAGATTTTGTTCAAGCGACTAAAAAGTGTGTACACACAGCAGCAGAACCACAACATTTATCATTATTTGGGAAATTAAGAAAAGTTATTTTCGGAGCATAATAAGTTTTCCCAAAAAAAGTAAAACGTTCAAATATAATATAAACACTATGTTTATATTATATAAATATGTCTAATAAAAGTAGTAAAGAAACGCTACTACCATTTGTAAGTATATGCACACCGACATTTAATAGACGCCCATTTTATCCAGCCATTATTAAATGTTTTGAAAGTCAAACGTATCCGAAAGATAGAATGGAATGGATTATTATTGACGATGGTACGGATAAAATAGAAGACTTGGTCGCACATATACCACAAGTAAAATATTTTAAATACAATACAAAAATGGTTTTAGGTAAAAAACGAAATATTATGCACGATAAATCAAAAGGCGATTTTATCGTTTACATGGATGATGATGATTTTTATCCACCAGATCGTGTTTCTCACGCGGTAGAAACACTTCAAAAAAATCCCAAGGCGCTATGTGCCGGATCAAGTGAAATGTATATATATTTCAAACATATTCATAAAATGTACCAATTTGGTCCATATGGTCCGAACCACGCTACTGCGGGTACATTTGCATTTCGCAAAGAATTACTACAGCAAACCAGATATGAAGAGGGGGCAGCACTAGCCGAAGAAAAACATTTTTTGAAAAACTATACGATTCCGTTTGTGCAATTGGATCCAATGAAAACAATCTTGGTATTTTCACACGTGCAAAATACGTTTGACAAAAAAATGTTATTAAATGGTGCGCCAAATAAAATGGTGAAAGAAACAACAAAAACCGTAGATGATTTTTTAAAAGGGGATGTTGAAATTAAACTTTTTTTTATGGAAAAAATAGACGAAGCCTTGTCCAATTATTCCCCAGGAAATGTAGAGAATAAACCAGATGTATTAAAACAAATGGCGGAAATTAGTAAAAACCGAGAAAAAGAACAGGAAGAATATAACAAAAAATATAAAGAAATAATGGAAAATGACCCTGTTCAAACGGTTGCTGCATATCAACAAGCATTATCTGAACAAAATGTAAAACATCAAATTTTGGTAACCACCAATAATCAATTGAGAGAAAAGGTCGCCTATTTGGAAGGTAAAATGACGGAGTTGATTCAAAAACAGATTAGTGATAAAAAACTACAAACACAACAAGTAGTACCACCTACACCACCAAAACAAAATAAAAAGAAATAAAAAAGAAATAAAAAAGAAATATGGAGGAAAACGGAGGCGTTAGCCGAAGTTTTCCGAGGGAACTCCGTAGACGTTAGTCGAAGGAGTTAAAAACAATACATTTTAGTCTTACACAATAGACTAAAATATATTTTATTCATCTACATCACTTTTTTCATCCACAATATCCTCTATATCTGGCACATTTTCCTTCGTATATTTATCAATATATCTATAAATTCGATTGATATCCAACTTGGTAATTTCATAATTTTCAAAAAGAAGTGCCATTTCAGCCTCATCATATTTATTTCGAATATCTAAAAAAAACGAAAATAAATCTTTTTTATCCATGCCAAGTTGTTGACATAAATCTTGAATAAACAATGAATTATTATATTCCGTTGAATATTTGGTTAACACTTTTGTAAATCTCACCTCCAGTGGATTGTATTTCATTTTCTTTTTAAAAGAATCGTGATACAATTTATTATTTTTAAATGTTTTTATGAGAGAACTCATCTCATTAAATTGCCATATTTGTTTTTGAAAAGTAATACGATCTATATAATCCGCTAAACACATATTATTCAATAAATTTATGTAGAATGGGATAGACACATCCTTTTTCATTTTTCCTATCACATCAATAATATTTTCGTGCCATAATAATCCGACAATTGTTCTATCTGTTTCATTCATAATTGTCAAATGGTTATTTATAGAATATGGATTATTAATAAGCTTTTGTGTTATTTTCTTAGTATCATCATTGTATGATTTTACATGGAAAATATTTTGTATTATTTCGTTTTTTAAAACACTTTGCTTATTTTGATAAATGTTATATATTGTTTTCAATTTTCGTAAATCATTTTGAACAAATGTAACTATACTTTGATTTAATGATTCTTCTATTATATTTGGCATCAGTGTTGTAATTAGTTTTTTAACTTGTAGTAAAGACGGGGTTTTTAATTCTATCGTATGACACACCTTCATTAATTCTTTAATTTTTTTATCGAGATGATAGTTTCCAATGCATATTATCGGGTTCATCGTAATCTCCTCTAATTTCTGTTTTTTCGTTTTTTTGGGACGTATTAATTTAATAAGAGAATTGATCCCACCTTTGTCCCCATTATTCATTCCGTCTATTTCATCCATTACAATGGCAATTTTTTTTATCTTTTTATGAAACATACTCATTATATTTTTATCTGACATGTTATGCTTTGTGATTGTATCGATTATAGACTTATTTCTTATATCTCCTGCGTCATACTGTATAATATCATAGTCTAATTCCTTCAAAATATTCATCACAAACATTGTTTTGCCTGAGCCAGGTTCGCCGTATATGTAAATTCCCTTTTTTAATAGATTGTTATGTTTATTTAATTCAAAACTTGTTAATACTTCTTTTATTTTTAAAACAGCATCTTCTCTATTTAGGATGTTATTCATATCTATTTGATGCATACCTTCCGTATTCGTTATATTTATAGTTATATTGATTATCTTTTTATGTTGATTTTTATCTAGACTTGTTTTTTTAGAATCGTATTAGTATTTATTTTTTTACATCTAACTGTATATCGCACGGGTCATCTACACCTGACGTTATTCCATCCCATGTAATACCACACCTTTTCGCCCATTTAGATTTTGAACATAATGATTGAGCTCCAATATATGGCGCACCTGAAAAATCCATTGTTAAATGTTGTCCTTGGGCGACACCACCATTACATTTTCCTAAATTTTTTACGTTTGAACAATTAGATCCATTTTGACCATTGTCTACCCAATAATCCGGACAATCGCCTACTATAGGAGGCCAATTTTGCGAGTTTTTTGATTTATATATAAAATATCCTATAATAATTACTAAAAATAATAGAACAAAGAATGCGAATCTTAAAACATTTACTTGAAAAGATGCCATCTATATTATATATAGATACATATTTGTGTAAAAAAATAAAATAAAATAAAATAAAATAAAATAAAATAAAATAAAATAAAATAAAATAAAATAAAATAAAATAAAATAAAATAAAATAAAATAATATATAATATAAAAAAATATAAAATTTTTTTATTTGAATAATGTAAATGAATAAGAATAAACCGTCGAATGGTAGGGTTGATACAAATGGCCCTAAAATGACCGATTTATTTCAAATGTATGATAAAATACCTGTAAACCAATGCGCGACTTTTAGGAATCCTACAGAAGGATTATGGGATAATACTGCACTGTCCAATACATATTTTTCTGGTAATAATATCACCATTATTCAAAACGGTATTCGAGCAGGTGTATATAAAAAATCGAATAATCAGTATGTTATTAGTGATCAAGATGGCGATACTCTTAAAATTATAATGCGTAGTATATTTTTACAGCACGCAGCTAATCAACCTGATGATATAAGGGGACAAGTTGAACAATTAAATAAAATTGTGTTAGATTATACTATTCCTCAAGTATACGCCGAAGTTATTGGATATTATAAATATTTGAGTGACGCCGGAACAATGTACACGCCTATGGCGCACCCCATTATGGCACAAAATAATGATAAACAACTGCAGTTGAAACCGTGGTTCTAAGAAAAAATGTACAAACTCCTTCGACTACGTCTACGGAGTTCCCTCAGAAAACTTCGGCTTTTGCTGTGCTTAAGCCTTCGTTTTCCTCCAAATATATATTATTTACACATTTTTTGTTTTTTGTTTTTTATTTTTGTTTTGTTTTTGTTTTTTTTCTATTTTTTTTTCTATTTTTGTTTTTTTTCTATTTTTGTTGTTTTTTCTATACCACTACATTCAATTTGCTTTTCTTAACCATCACTTTAGCTACTACCTTGGCAGTTTTTTTTGTCGGAGACGACCCACGACTTCTTATTTCTTTATAGTGTAAATATTCCGTTTCCAATACTGTCAATTCTTTCAACCACATTTGTTGAATCGTTGTCGATTTGACATTATCCAAATCAGCCATTTTAGTCTGATGATCTTTCTCCAATTTTTCAACATTTTCTTCCGAAACACTATCCATCGGCAGTTTGGTTAAATATTTAAAATCGGAGTCTTCATCAATAACACTATATCCTTTTTCGTGTAACATTGCTGACACCTCATCCTTTTTCTTACGTCTCAAATCAACAGTTCCTTCTAGAACTTCTTTAATATATTTTACTTTATTTGACAACAGAACAAGTTCTTCCGTAATAGCCGTAATCAGATAATTTTTTCTTACTTGATACATTTGTAAGCGTGTAACAAAATAATCATCGATAATTTCACATACATTCTCATATTTTTTCAATTTATCTTCTGCGTCAAACAAATGCATATTTGTAGTCGTATTCGTCGTAAATAGTTTGAACATTTTTTCCAACCCATTACAACCATTATCCGATACAGTAGATTCTAGTTCATCTACTAGCCCCTTTTGAAGCGTAATGATAAAATCGATAATTGTGTCAGATGACATATCATCATAATCCTTGATAACAGGTGTAATTTTTTTACCTGTCTTGTCAACAGCCTCGGTCAACTGTTCCAAATATTCCTTATAATCATCTAACCAAGTTCCAATAGGCAATTCTATTATACGAATTTTATCGGGACCCACTTTTTCATATTTTCCCTTGATTAAGAATTTATTGTCTGAAATTTTGGAAATAGACCCTGAAAATCCTTCATAATATGGCATAAATTCTTGAAGCAACAACGTGTCGGAAGACGCAAGCTTTTGTCGCAAATATTGAATAATTTCCATAGGATTATAACACATAATATCCGTACTGAAACCCGTTCCAATACCTTTCGTTCCATTGACCAAAATCATCGGAATAATCGGCGCATAATATAACGGTTCAACCGGCAATCCATCATCATTTAAATATTTTAAAATCTTATCATCCGCGTCGGGAAATATAATGCGTGTCAATTTATTGAGTTGTGTAAATATATATCTTTCAGACGCACTATCTTTACCACCTTGTAATCGTGTACCGAATTGACCATTTGGCATTAATAAATTAATATTATTAGACCCCACAAAATTTTGCGCCATATGAACAATGGCTCCGTTTAACGACGCTTCACCGTGATGATACCCGGAATGTTCCGAGACATATCCACTAAATTGCGCCACCTTTATTTCGGTATTTAAATTCTTTTTAAACGCCGAGAACAATATTTTTCTTAAACTGATTTTGAGACCATCCATCAAGTTGGGAATACTACGGTCACAATCATATTTTGAAAAGTGAATCAGTTCTTTATTAATGAATTCCTCATACGGCACGAGTTCTTTCGTAGTATCTAAATAACTTTCGCGATTATATCCGCCCAACCATTCCTTTCTATCGTCCGCGCGTTTTTTATTAAATACCATATCGATTGCGTCGTCGCTAATTTGTCCACTATGCTCAAAACCTACTAATTTTTTTTGTGCGAAATATTCTTTGAATTCCTTACTGGTACTTGTTCCCAATCCTTTATAATATTTAATTTTCCAGCCCTTGGAATCATTGTCCTCTTTCCAAGTCTGATACTCGCCTTCACTATAGAATATCAATTCTTGTGCGCCTTTTCTCGCTTTTAAAATGGGGGTATTCATAAAACCAATAAACCCGGGAATTTGGGAAAGAGAAGACCATTCAGATTGGAATAGATTAATACACAATCCTTTAATATGAGATCCGTCTAAATCCTGGTCTGTCATAAAGAGAACACGTCCGTATCGTAAGGATTTACTGACATCTTGTGCGGTCTTATATTCTTTTCCAGTCTCTAGACCCAGAATTTTCTTGATCTCCGCAATCTCTTTATTTTCTGCAATTCTTTTCACTTGTTCCCCACGAACATTGAGAATCTTTCCTTTCATCGGATACACACCAATTGTGTTGCGGTCT